GGCATCGATGGCACCGATCGCGACAAGACGCTCACGTGCTTCGACGAGCGCGGCCACCGGCGGCGGGTCGAGCCAGCGCAGATCACGTGGGTCGCGGACGCCCCAGCGCGCGCATTCGAGCACCAGACCGGTCAAATCGCTCTGGAGCATCTCGGGTGGGTCGAACCGGGGTCGCCCTGCGGTCTCGGCCGCCTCCCACAACCGTACTGCGATACCTGGCGCGGTGCGTCCGGCGCGACCGGCGCGCTGAGTCGCGGCCGCCTGGCTCGCCCGCTCCGTCACCAGCCGGGTCAACCCGACGGCGCGGTCATAGTGCGGGCGACGCGCCAGCCCTGAATCGATCACTACCCTTACGCCGTCGATGGTGATCGAAGTCTCGGCGATCGCGGTGGCGAGCACCACCTTGCGGCGACCGGGTGGCGCGGGGCGGATCGCGGCGCGCTGATCAGAACCCTCGCGCCCACCATAAAGGCGGTGGAGTTCAACATCGGGAGGCAGCCGGCCATCCAGGCGCTCCGCAGTCCGTTCAATTTCTGCCGCGCCGGGCAGGAAGGCAAGCACAGAACCCTGCTCATCCGCCAATGCCGCCCATACCGCCGAGGCCATAGCATCTTCGACACGCGTTTCGGGTGTGCGCCCGACATGACGCAACTCGACCGGGAACATGCGCCCCTTGCTCTCGATGCGCACAAGGTCAGGCACGATCGCTTCATAGGCTGCGCCATCTAGCGTCGCGGACATGAGGAGCAGACGCAGGTCGGGCCGCAACGCTTCGCGCGCCTCAAGCGTCAGTGCCAGCGCGAGATCACTATCGAGGCTGCGCTCATGCACTTCGTCGAACAATACCCCCGCCACGCCGGGCAGTTCGGGATCGGCGACAAGCATCCGAATGAAGATGCCTTCGGTCACGACCTCGATGCGCGTGGCGGCAGAAACGCGGCTATCCATGCGGGTCCGATAGCCGACGGTGCTGCCGACTGGCTCGTGGGCCATTTCCGCCATCCACTCGGCCGCCGCCCGCGCGGCCAGCCTACGCGGGGACAGCAAGATCAGTTTGCCGTCTTTCGCCCATGGCTCGTCGAGCAGTGCTGGCGCGACCTTTGTTGTCTTGCCAGCACCAGGCGGCGCGACCAGCGCAACGGGCGCGTTAACTCCAAGCGCTATGCGAAGCGCAGGCAGGATATCCTCAACAGGCAACGGCATAGGTTATGCTTTACGCTCAGTCCGTGCGAATGCGAAGTGCAGCCCGATCGGCTTTGCCTTGCCTTTAGGCCGCGCCAGTCCCTAGGTGCCAGGAACTGTCCGGTGGCTTGCAGCGCAGTCTTGGCCTTCAAATCAGCCGACTACCACTTCCGTGTCCTCTGCGCTGGCGTCAAAAGTGACTTGGCAACTTGCCCCGTTTTCCGAGACCAGCTCAAATCCGAAAAATCATTCTACCAGCGCCAATATGCCGGCAATTTTTTGCACCATCGTATCGATCTGCTCCTCCTCCAATATAAGAGGCGGTGACAACGCGATAATGTCTCCCGTCGCACGCACCAAGAGGCCGGCATCGAACAGCCGTCGAAAAACCTCCGTCGCGCGTGCACCCGGAACTCCGGGACGCGGTGTCAGCTCTATCCCCGCGACTATCCCCATATTGCGAATATCGATCACGTGGCGCGCATCAGCTAATCCATGAACGGCCGTCTCCCAACGACCTTCAAGCCCGCGAGCTCGCTCAAATAGCCCTTCATCGCGATAAAGATCGAGTGTCGCCAACGCCGCTGCGCACGCAAGGGGATGCGCCGAATATGTATAGCCATGGAACATTTCGATGCCTGCCGTATCGGCCATCGCTCCAACAACAGTATCATAAATGCCACGGCGACAGGCCACCGCCCCCATGGGCACGGCAGCGTTGGTTATCCCTTTGGCCATGGTTATTATGTCAGGTGTCACGCCCAGACGTTCCGCAGCCGTAGCGGCGCCAAGCCGGCCGAAGCCTGTAATAACTTCGTCGAAAATAAGGAGAATGCCGTGCCGATCACAGATGGCGCGTAGCCGCTCAAGATAACCTTTCGGCGGAACAAGAACGCCAGTCGAGCCAGCCATGGGCTCGACAATTACCGCTGCAATCGTATCAGCACCATGAAGGCTGACCATTCCCTCAAGGGCGTCGGCAAGATGCACACCATGTTCGGGTTGGCCACGCGTGAAGGCGTTGTGTTCAAGGTCGTGCGTATGCGGAAGGTGGTCAGTTCCCGGCAATCCCAAGCCAAAAGTCCGGCGATTGCTCACGATACCACCAACGGAAATACCACCGAAACCTACGCCATGATAACCGCGCTCGCGGCCGATCAATCGAGTTCGCGTCCCTTGTCCACGCACGCGATGATAGGCGAGCGCGATCTTGAGGGCCGTGTCGACGGCCTCCGAACCCGAATTCGCGAAGAAAATTCGATCCAGATCAGCGGGCATCAAGCCGCCGACGCGGGCGGCCAGCTTGAAAGCCAAGGGGTGCCCCACATTAAAAGTCGGGGCAAAATCCAACCTCCCGGCCTGATCACGGATCGCCTCGACGATGGTTTCACGGCCATGGCCAGCATTGACGCACCAGAGCCCCGCTGTGGCATCCAACACCTCGCGGCCGTCGACAGTCTGATAAAACATGCCCTTGGCCGATACGAGTAGCCGCGGATTGGACTTGAAATAGCGATTGTCCGTAAAGGGCATCCAGAATGCATCAAGATCATTCGGCGGTGTCTGAAGCATGTCATCCTCACGGCATCAGCATGGAAATACAGAAAAGAACGGAGCATGAATAACCTCCGAGCGCAACCTTATCTCGCTGCCTCGTGACCAGCCAAAGAGTCAAAAATAATTTACGATTGGTACAAAATTTGCAGCATAGCGAAGGCATTCGGCAGGATTCAACACTGTCTATTATGGATTTATATTTCGGGAACTGGCCTTAAGTCTTACCATTTATAACGATTACGCTCTGCCTGTAGCTTCCGCGTCGTTATCAGGCGAATAAGTGCACGCTTTTGTCTCAACGTGACTTGCGTTGAAAGCCTGTCAGTGACGCGAAATTCCATATTGGTCACTGATACAAAAAAGGGGCCGATCCCAAAGGATCGGCCCCCATTATTTGCGTCAAGTCCGACTTACTGCGGAGTGCAGGGGCCGGTTACCTGAGCAGGCGCACCACTGAAGGTGATTTCCACGCGCCGGTTCTGCGGCTCGCGAACACCATCTGCCGTGTCCACCAACGGACGGCTTTCACCAAAGGCTTCGGTAACGATCGAGCCGTCTGGCACGCCCTTTGTCGCCAGATAAGCCTTGACGGCATCGGCGCGGCGCTGTGACAGGCGAACGTTATAGTCGTCCTTGCCCGACTTGTCGGCGTGTCCAGCAAGCTGAACGCTGGTCTGACCGGTGGCAGCATATTGCTCAGCAGCACGATCGAGGATCGCAGCGGCTTCAGCCGTGATCATCGACTTATCCCAATCGAAAAAGACCAGGAACGGACCAGGTGTCACCGCAGCAGGCGGGCACGGTGGCAATGGCGCAGGAGCCGGAGCTGGCGGCGCGGGTGGTGCGGGCGGCGGTGGCGGTGGCGCTGCTTCGAAGAAGTTATACGCCAACGTCAGCAACACGCTGTGGCTGCGATAATTCGTATGCGTTGCCAAGCCATTCGTCGTGAAAGTATCGACATTCGGGACATTAAAGAAGCGATACTTCAAACCAACGTCAACATGATCGGTAATCGGCTTGTAGAAACCGGCGAGGAACTGCCAAGCGAAACCTGTGTCGCTATCGTTGTTCCACGCAGGGCCGAACTTGGCCGTCTGGTAAATGTGGTGCTGAACACGGGCAATACCCGCGCCGCCGCCGATGTAGGCGCCGATGTCACGGTCCTTGCCGCCGAAATCGAACATGCCATTGGCCATGAATGACAGTACACGTGCATTGCCATCAGCCAATGGGTTGACACCAATCGCAGGTACAACTGTGCCGGCCGAAGTCGGGATAGCCGGGACGGCCTGCTCAATCGTGATCGAGTCAAGATTGTTGTTCTTGTAGCCGACTTCGAATTCCGTGCGGAACATGCCAAAATCATAGCCAATGTTGCCACCGACGTCATAGCCGATTTCATGCTTGGCGCGGATACCATCATTCACAACGACGGCAGGCGTTCCAGGGCGCGTGATGTCGAACAACTGGTTCTGCATCAGGTTCGGGCCACCTTCGGCACCGATATACCAAGACTTGTCACGGGCGAACGCAGGCCCAGCTAGTACGGTTGTGGTCAGTGCGAGTGCCAAAGCAAGTTTACGCATTGTCATCCCCTTTCAACTCCATAAGTGTGTATCGAACTGCCTGAACGTATTAGCCCGGCAAAGTGGTCAAGTGCAAGTTGCGATTGATGCAGTTTGTTACCCAAAAGACACACATAGGAGCCGAATTCGACGTCCCGACGCAGCGAATTACATCAGCTAATCACACCCTGTTCGCGCAAAGCGGCTATCAAACTCAAGAAGGCAACTCTGACTTCCGTATCGACAACATTGCCGCCGACTGGCCCAACAATTTCGACAGGGCTGGCGCCCATAACATCCCTACCGGCAATCCGGAGCGCCGAGACCGGCCATCCACCTGCGGACCAGTCAGCATCATGGACCGTGAAGACCCCCTCATCCGCGACCCAGGCGAGGCAACCGCGCACCGGTTGCGTAAATGTCCAACCGAAGCCGTCACTGGTCGCCACCGCTCCCGCCCGCCCCTCCCATGCACCGTCGGCACCAGCAGCGACGATGTAACTGCTGCCGACAGCGGGCGAAATTGGCGGGGAACTCAAGCCTCGGGTCTCCACCGCCAGGTGAAGTTGTCGGTCGATAGCTAGCAACGCCTCGTTGTGCGTCACCTCTTTCTGCGCTTGGCCCGCCACAAGAAGTGCAAGCCCGTGCCGGATTGTCTCGCTCATCAACCTGCTCCCAATTTTATGCAAAAATAAGCGTTCTGGTCGTCGGATCGCCGGGGCCAACAGCCTCGCTCAGCTGAGTCACCGTGATGGCGATCTCCAGCCCCCCGCCATCCTCCAAGCGATCGGCGAGGCCGTAGGTGTAAGCTGGCTCCGCCACCGTCACGCTCCGAACGAGCCGTGAATCGATAGCGATATCGACGCGATAGGCCTCACTTGATTCCGCCAGAGGCGCGTCGACGAAGTCCGGCCAACCGAAACCTGAACGACTACGGCGAACCCAACGAGCGACAACGTCCCCCGCGTTCATCGCAAGTCGCAGATGCACCGGTGATAACGGTTTTAGCGCCCGGCCCCCGGCAACGGCTGAAACTGGCGGTGCATCGCCATCACCAACCCCTGTTGCCCGCGCACGCCATGTTCGCCCAAGCGCATCGGCAGGCGGATCGAATGCAATCAGCGTGGCAAGGTCGAGTAAGACAAACCTCTCGCCAACGCTGTGCATAGCCACACTTGTTTCCGTTCCACGTCGACCACGAAGCAAGCCCGAGAGCCGGAAGCGCCCTGGGCTCACCGCATCTGCATTGCAAAACTGGAAAATCTCGTCGCCCAACAAGGCCAAATTGGCACCGGCAAGCACTGAGATCTCTGATCGACTCTCAAGCCACATGGCGTCGGACAAAAGCGCGACCTCGACGCTGCCAAACCGGTCCCACGCGTATGTCGACCCTGCTTCAAGACATGATGCCGCAACGCCCTGAACAGCACCCCCCTCGACGCTACCGATCATTGTGTAACTGGCGCCCTCGTCCCCGCTGACCTCGATTGCCGCCCGGCGCCAGCCGATCGAGGCTCCGGACGCCGCGATCCAAAGGCGCGGCAAGCCAGGCAGTTCGCCAGGCAGCGATGGCAGGTCGAGCAGTTGCAGCGTCGTCACGCCGGCAGGCTCGTCAGCAAAAGCCAAAACACGCCCACCATCGCCGGTGACAAAGATCGGCGCTGACGATTCGATACGCTCGAGTTCGAGATTGACAATGAACGTCTCGAAACGAGCTTCTCGAACCCGCCACACGATGTCGTCGCCTGCAAGCATGACGCGTGATCCGGGGTTCAAACCCAAATAACGCCAAGGCAAGCGAACATTCATCCGAAGCCCGCCGGCCCGCGAGCGCGTCAGGGCTGCTGTCGCGAGAGTCTTTGCCTGATCGGGCGTCATGGCACAGGCGATCGACTGATGGTCCGTCACACCGTTCACACCGCGCTTGGCTCGTTGCAAACCCGGCTGAAAGTCACGACTGGTATCGTAAAATGCGACCTCGACAGCGGCCAGTCGCGTTTCGCCGCCTAACCGTCTTTGGCGTTCGCGACTGCGGCTATCGCCGGGAAGTCGCGCCTGGCAGTCATCCTCGGCAATCAAAACATGGCCGGCGCCTTCACCGCTGACGATGACTTCCGTCGCGCTCGTGACACTTGCTCCCGCCATGTCGATCAAAGCCGCTATCGCTTCTGCAACGCTACCGCTCCGGCCGGAAAAATGCCCCGCGATCGGTGGAAAGCTCCCGGCAACCGACGCGATGCTGCGTCCATCGATCACCGCCAGTGCAGCGATAGCGGCGGCAACATCGTGACCGGCTCCGCCGTCGGCGATAATCTCGAAGGTCAGGTTCGGAATTCGGTTGCCATACTCGGCAAGCGGCAGGTCCTCGAACACCGCATAGGCTATGCCGCGATACGCGGGCGCACCCCCAGTGCCTTCCGCGGCCGCAATCAATGGGTCGATCGCTTGCACCTCGCTGCCGAGATGTATCCGCATGACCACGGGCGAAAGAAATACGCCCTCGGCATCGCGTATCTGCCTGCCATCGGCCCAGATCCGGCCGATATCGACGATCGCCCGTGCCGCTAACCCGACTGCGAATGACGCCGAATAGCTGTATGTGCTCGTCGTCGTGCTCCCACGCTTTCCGCCACCGCTTTGGTTGGCCGACTCCTTGATGCCGCTGGTCCACAAAAGGTTTCCGGCGGCGCGCATGCGTCCTGAAATGACCGGTATAGGCTCGCCATAAGCGGCGCTTTGGACCATGAGGTTAGCAATGCGTCCGACATCGCGCGGGCGACCGCCGCCGCCGAGCAAACTGCTGTCGATCATACCGCCGACGACGGAGCCGATGATGCCACCGAGCGGGCCACCGACGGCGCGACCGACCGTTCCCAGGATGAGTGTCGCCATAATTCAGCTTGCTCCGGGCAGGCGCCAAGCGCCGATGATGATCCAACCGGGATCTAGCGGTCCTTCGACAACATGACCAAGCCCGGCATGGGCATGGACGATGCCCGCTGGCGTCACGACAGCGAGATGACGTTGTCGCGCAGCCGGTGCCACCACGAGCACATCGCCGTTCATCGGCACCGCCACTTCTCGGCACCCGTAGGCCGCCAGCGCCGGCTCGACGCCGGGCTCATTATCGCCACCGAGCGCATATGCTGCCGGCGCGATGCGCCCCAATCCCGCAGCCCTTGCCGCAACAAGCACGACGCCGACGCAATCGAGCCCGAGGCCCGGTGTCCGCCCCTGCGCCCTGAACCGCGTTCCAACGCAGCCGCGAACGGCCGCGACAATCGCCGGCCAGTGCCGGTTGATCGCCGGCACCGGCTTCAGTTCATCCATCATGATGTTCTCCGCCTGCTTCAAAGCCCGCCAAAGCGCGTCAGCACGTCGCCGCCGGGCACGTGGGGTTCGCCCCGAAAATTCGCGGCGTTGCCAAAGCGCGTGACACAGGTCGAAAATCGCTTGTCACAGCCCTCGCGAATTTCGACCAAGCCGCCCTCGGCCAGCGCAATCGTCTCATCGAGCCGCAGCCGATCCGCTTCAGCCGCGATTATCCGTCGCTCGATCCCGGCCAGCGGCCCCGAAAGCACGCGCATCCGTCCGGCGACATATTCGCCCGACGATGTGGCATCGACCCCGGCAAGAAGGATATATTCACCGTCGGAGAACGTCACCACCCTGCGTTGAACCCGTCCGCGCATCGCCACCCGACAACGCCAGTCCGCAAGCTCCGCACGACATTCCGGCGAATAGGTCTCGATCCTGGTCGCCGTCAGCGTCGCGGTGAGCCCGCGCAGTGTCGCCGTAAACCCGGCATCGGGTCCGGTTCCCGCCTCGACCGTACCCAGCGTGCCCCGCGCCAGCGGCTGTTGGCCGAGATCAGGCCCCCGCCAATCGACCATGAACAAGCGCACGTCCGCGCCGTCATAACGCCCCAGGCCAAGGTCTTTTGCAGTGATGGCGTCGGCGCTTAATGCGCCCGCCACATCCATCGTGTCGACATCGAGACCGTCGCTGCTGACCACCGCCGATGGCGCCATTCCAGGCGCGCTCTCATAGCGCATCCCGCCAATCAGCAGCGGTCGGTCATGCGTCGTGAACCCCAACGCGACGCCGTCCTGACGCACAACTTGCCAGCAAATAGCCAGCGCCGTCAGTTCGCCCGCCAACCCGGCGCCAAGGCCAATTTCGATATCCGCCATGGCATTAATCCTCACGAACTTCGACGAGTGGCACCGAAGGCAGTTCGCCGGCACGCCATCCCGCCAGCGAGACATCGATACGATCCGAAGCAAAGCGCACCGGAACGTCGAATTCGAACCCGGCCGACACCGTCGCACCGACTGCGGGAGCCACTTCGAAATCGATCAGACCGCTCGCCGCAAGGCTCCAGCCACTGGTTCGCATCGTGCCGGCTACCGCTACACGAACGCTGCCTGCCACCGGCCGCGTGATCCGCCGGGTTTGAGAGTCGTGGATATCGCCATATTGTTTGACGAGGGCAAAGCGTGTCGCGCCGCCGTCCCCGGTTCCCAGCAATTGATCCAAGGCAGTGACGGCATTGCCGGATGCTGCGGAATGCCGGTCGAGCGGATCACTGAAACGAAACCCATGCGCCTGCCCGCGCCGCGCCCTAAAAAAAGCGATTAGCGCCGAAAGATCAGCCTCCGACCGCACGCCGACCCCGGCATCATAATAGAGCCGTGCATCGCTCCACTGGCTGTTGCGCTGCTCATGGCCAGAGCCGGTCACGACAACCTGCGTCGAAAATTCCGGCCCGCCGGCCGCTCCATAGCCGAGTTGCAACGGAAACAGCACATCATGAAAAGCTGCCACATCTTCCTCCCCATTACCGTCACCGGCGACATCGAAAGCCGTAAAACCGTCTCGCGCCACCTGGGGCCACGCCCAGACAAAGGTCTCGGCAACACCGCGCTTCAACGAAGCCGCCGCTGCTTCGACGATCGGAGTCCAATCCGTTGCCGAGACGGCGAACCCGGAGAAATAATGTTGTTTATCAATAGGGTAACCCAGCCGCTCGCTTATGACCGAACGCGCCCTCGCCTGGCCGCCGACATCACCGCGCGTGACGAAATCATAGTCTTCGAGTTGCAAAACATCGAACGCCGGATAGGCCCATTGCCCAGGCAGATTGGCCCGGATCAACTCCGGCGCGGCAGCATCGAGCACCTGCGGCGCGTAAAACAGCAACAGGGTCTGCGTCGACGGAGCCGCAGCCTTCACAGCATCCCGAAGCGCCACTGTCGCTCGCCCCAGCAAGCCGCCGCACCAATCGAGATAATCGCGCTCGTCGGCGCTGCTTATGTTGCGGATATCGCTGATCGCCGGGACAGGCATTCCAGTCTCGGACAGAAAAAGTGCCAGCGTCGCCGCGTCATACAGGCAGGGCTTCCAATCCGGCCCTACCCACCACCAAGGCTCGCCGATCTGGAAACGCGGCGTCACGCCGGTTGCGGCCGCCAAGGCATTGAAGCCGACGGCCGCGGCTTGCAGCCACGCCATGGCGCCAGCCTGCGCCGGCGAAAGCAGCGATGACGGCGGCGAGTAGCCCGTCGCGGCGCGTGCTCCGTCAAGCGTGCGTTGCGCCCAGGCATCGGGGCAATTCTCGTCGAGCAGTTCGAACGAGAGCGACAAGATGGGCGCGAAACCCAGCGCAGCAGCTCGGGTCAGGAAGTCCGCATGCCAGGCCGCGGCCGGTGCACAGATCGGCACCGCGGGATCGGCAAGATAACGCCCGGCCCCGCTATCCCAGCAAAGGCCGGGGAAATGGCTCATCCCGACGTAATGAACCAGCGCCTCGCGATAGCCGAGGGCGAACATCGCCTCGATCAGCCGTTCTGGTGTCTGGTTATAGCTGTCATCATAGCCGCCAGCGATCCGCAACGCGTGCGGCGGCACAAAGGCATCGCCGGCCTTCAGCATCGAGTTCGGCCCGCCGCTGCAAATTGCGCTTACCGTCACCCGCGCGTTTGCGGCTGCGGGCAGCGGTGCATCGCTGCCATCATAACCGGGAGGCACGAGTGAAATGAACATCCGGTCAATGTCACCGGCCCACACCCGATCGGCCTCGGCCGGCAAAAGAAAGCCACCATCGAGCGCATCAAAATCGATGCTGACATCGGCATCATGGCCGCTGCCATCCGCATAGTTCCACAGTCGCACATACCAAGTGCGCGCGGCGCCCGCCGCATCGCGGCCTTCCAGGGTCAGCACCGGGCCGTTGACCGCATCGAGCGTCTGCACATCACCGGTTGAAGTCCAGTGAAACGTCAGCGTCGTGCCGCGATAATCACGCGCCGTTTCCAGTGCGAGCAACGGATGGCTCCAGCGGTCAACTGATTCCCAGATCAGCCCGGCCAAGTCGCATCGCCGCATGAACACCGCATCGACAACTACGGTATCGGCGCCCGTTGTCGTTACCGCTGCCATCATCGGCCGAGGAAAATCCACGGTCCAATAGCGGGGATCAAAGCGTTTGACCCAGTTCGTCCGGCGCGGCGCGGCTGCTGTCGCCAACCAATGCCGCATCATGTGTCCGCCCTCGCCAGTGCCTGCCGAACCGCGCGCGCCACCTGCGCGCCAGTCCGCTGCATCACCGCCGCCGAGGCATCGTGTGCAGCCGCTACATTGACCGTCACATTTACCGGAGCACGACGCCCCTGCCCTTGCGTTTCAATGCGGCCAGATGCCGTGGGCACAAAAAGCTCGGGCCCGCGCTCGCCGACCATATAGGCACTGCCGCCGGTCACCGAACCTCCGGTTGCGCGGCCGGGCGCGCCGCCGAACAGGCCGCTCACCGCGGTTGCCAGCGATCCCAGCACCCCACTGCCACCCGAATTGCCGCCACCGCCGAAAAGCGCGCCAAGATCGGTCCGAAGTGCTCCCGCTGCGATATCCGAAAGCGCCGTCAACGCCGTGCGGCGAAGATCTTCAAAACCGAACTTGCCGGTAATAGCCGCCCGCGCCAGCGCACGCTCGATGCTGCCGCCAGCGCGATCAACGCCTTGCGCCAACGGCCCGTCCAGTTCGCGACGAATATCGCCAACACCAGTCATAAAACCGCTGGTATCGGCGCGCACGCTGATCACCAGCGTATCAAGGTTGGTCTCACTGCCGTTCATCGGGAAATGCCTCCATCAATCGCGCCAGCATGGCGCCTGTTGCCGGCGCCTCGCTGGCGGCATCATCAAGCCCCAGCGATGTCCGCAGATCTTCGGGCGTCGCCGCCCAAAACTCTCCAGGACGCCAGCCGAGCAGCGCCGCCGCCACCCGTGCCGCGCGCCGCGCCGCGATCTCGAAATTTGCCGCCGGCCCCGCGCCAGTCATCGCCCGGCCAGCACCTGCCCGAGCAGCGTCCTCAGCGCCGGCGTCACGCTCGCCAGCCCGGCTTCAACGAGCCTTTCACAGAACAGCAGGCGCGTCAGACCGGCGGGCGCATCGTCAAGGCAATGCCACAACAGCGCCGCCAACTCGGTCAGCATCAGTCCCCCTGCGGCGGCGCGCTCGACCAGCGCGAATAACGGCCCCAGCTCGGCCTCGGCCGCGACAAGTGCAGCAAAACTGGGTCGCAGGCGCAGCGTCTCGCCGCCGATGATCAGCGCTGCCTCACCCCGCGCCTGATTGGCAGCCGTCACGCAGCCACCACCGCGCCGGAACTTTCCAACGCCAGCGTGTAAGTGCGCTCGCCATTGAAATCCCCGGCATAATCCAGCCGCGTGATCAGGAATTTCGCCGTCACCGTCTCGCCGCTTTCAAAGCTGACACGATAATCGTCGATCACGCCTGACAGCGCATTGGCCTTCACCCGGGCCTCGGAATCCGAACCGGTAAACACCCCCGACCCGCTGAGCGATACCGAACGAACCCCGGCACCCGACAATAGTTCACGCCAACCGCCAGATCCCTGATTGGTGACCACCACCGTCTCGGCATTGACGCTCATCTGCGTGGTGCGCAGTCCCGCGACCGTGGCGAAGACCGGCGGCACCGCGCCATTGCCAACTTTCAACAGAAACGCACTGCCCTTTTCGATCGCCATTTCTCACCCTTTCGGTTGGTTATTCTGAAGATTCAAAGCGCCAGCGAGCGCAGCCTGAATTCGATGATGCCCTGCGACCAACCCTCGGCATTCGTCAGCACCAGGGTCCGCACCAGCCGTGACGAGACAATCACATGCCCGTCGCGGCTACCGGCCAAGCCCATGAGCCGGCTCTCGACATTGCCCATCACGGCCTTGGCGCGCGCAGCTCCGGGGCCCGCATCCCAGACACTGATGCTCAACCGATGCTCATGGCCGACCTCGGTCTTGGTGCTCCAATCGGTGACGATATCGGCACCGATGACCAGGTAAGGCGGGATCGCATCTGGCGGCGGGCCATCAAACACGCCGGTTATGCCGACGATACCGGCGAGCGCCGAAGCCACCATCCGCTGTACTGCCAGACTTGCGCTCATCACCCGCCTCCCGTCGTCAACAATGCTACCAAACCCGTCAATCGCGGATCGGCAGCGCGGTGCCGGCTGCCAAAAGCCCGCGCCAGCAAGCCGGGCGCCCTCAGACGCACCGCCCCCGCGTCGGTCTCGATCACGAAATCGGGAAAATCGGCCGCGACCCGTGCCGCAACAACGGTGGTGGCGTTTACCACCGCTGCCGCCCCCGCCGCCGCCGCGACCAAGACAGCACCGCGCACAACCGCATCGGCCGTCATGCTTCCCGCGCCTCGCAGCGCAGAACCAGCCGATCCGGCTGCCTCGGATCCATTTCAACCGCCAAAACGGCCAGGATATGGCTCGCCCAGATCAACCGAGAGGTCAGCCGCACGTCGATCGGCTGGCGCAGCGTGACGCGCCACCGCCGCCGCGTCCGCCGCGCGTCGCCTTCCGCCATGCCATTGCCGTCGGGAACAACCGCGGCGAACACCGATCCGCGCGCCTGCCAATAGCCAGCCATCGCCGCTGCATCGTCGCGCCCATCGACCCACGCCTCGATAGCGACGCGCTCGCGGAGCGCGCCTGCAAGATCATCATTCATATCAGTTTTTCCTCAACCCAGCCGCAGCCTGCAGCAGTTCACCCAAGGCGAATGCGTCGCCACGGTTGCCACATGGCCGCGACCGCAGCCGGCGGCGGTCCTGCGTCCGCTGCGTCCCGGTGCGTGAAAAGATGCACCACAAGTCGCACCAGACCCTGGCGCAAAGGCTCGGGAATGCCGTTCCAATCAACACCCAGCCCGGCGCGGAACCTGACAAGCGGCGATGTCGCTGCGCCGCTAACCAGCGGCGATGCCGCTGCGCCGGTTTCAAGCAGCCTTACCCAACCACTTCCGGCCAGATCGATATCGCTTTCATATGCCATCGCCGGCAGGGGCCCGCCCGTGTCATGCACCCCCGTCACCGAAACCACCGGCTGCGCCGCGATCCGCTGCCACGATCCATCACAAGCCAGCCGCTGTTCGCCAGCGCGGATGACAAGCCACTGCCCGGTAAAAGCTTCGCAAAGCGCCATCGCGGTTCGAATAAACCCAGCCAAAAGCGCATCTTCATCGTCACGTTCCAGCCGCAAATAGGCCTTGCACTCCGCCAGGCTAACCGCCAACGCTCCGGTCTCGATCGATATCGCCGGCCCCGCCATCACCGATTCTCCACGCGCAACGCCAGCATCCGTTGGTCGGTGCGACTATTGGAAAATGTAACCGTATTGGTAACATGATATAGGCAACCCGGCACGCCGCCCGCCAGCGTTGCTGCTGTTCCAGCGGGCGTGATCGAATGCGCTTCGATGCTGACCGCGCCGGCACCGCCGGGGGCCACTTGCCAATCCGATACAGTAATCGTTTGGCCAACAAGATATTCGGTCGACCAATCGATCCCATAGTCGATTGTCGCCGCCGGATCCTTTACAAAGATCGCCACGGATCATCCTTTCCTGTTCGCCGCCGAGATATCGGCGACATTGCCCAAAGCTCGGATTTCGCCCGGCAGTCCGACCGACGATCGGGCGCAACGTCTCTGTTGCCGGGCGATGCCTGGATTGATCAGACCGCGATCAGACCGGGGTTGCGATCTCGACGCTCCAGCCGGCGATGCTCACCAGGCCGCCGGTGACAAGCGCCTGCGCCGGGCAGGTCGTCACATACAGCAGGCGCGATCCCGCAACATCGAGCAAGGCGATATGATCCGCAGTGGCGGCTGCGAGTACGGCAAGCCCAGAACGCGCCGCGATGCTGACCTTGCGACCGGAGATATCACCAGCCGCGAGAGTGAAATCGGCGGTGGTCAGCACGGCCTCGGCCAACCGTCCGGCAAAGGCCGCTGCATAGGTGGCCGGCTCCCCATTGAGCGCAACCATGCGCGTCGCCGAACGCACGATGTTGAGGCTGCCATCGAGCACATCGGTGCTGGCAAATTTTCCCATATCAATTCTCCTGTCTGCTTCAGTTTACGAAAAGAATGCGTGGATCCGCCCGCACCTTGAGCGTCAGCAGCGCCGCGGCCGCGTCATCGGGCAACAGCAACGCCATCGCCGATATGAGTGACAGCCGGGCATCCCACGGGCACAACAGCACCGCTGCATCCGTTGCCTCAGTCACCGACGCCGCCGCCGTCATCGCACTGGTCGACATAAGCGCGGCTGCGGTCGCCAATGTCGTCGTCCAAGCGATTATCGATCCGGTAGCGCCGTGCGCATGCCGCGCCACAAGTGGCGCAGTGGGCAGCAACAAAACGATCGCGCCACTTGCAGAGTGCTGACGGTGCAGCGTCACCACGGGACCTATCGGCAGGACGACGCCCAAAATGCTGCTGCCCGATCGGTGCGCTTGTCGCGTCACCTCTGGCGCCAAATTGGCATCGTTTGATTCAAAGGCGCCCGAGGCGCCGCCGACCAGCCGCGCCTTGCCGACAAAATCCACGTCGCTGTTGCCGCGCGTCACCCGGCCCAAAAACACGGAACCCGCCACTGGTGTGTAGTCCCCGCCGCCAAGATCGCTTCCCGCCTCCGATCTGTCGAGCGTCCAGCCCGGCGCCGTCGCCGAGCCATATTGATTGCTGTGCAGCCCCGGATATTCGCGAAAGAAATTCGGCACCGTGCCCTTGCGGCTGCAATCGACATGGGCTTCCATGCCGACGCCGTAGTGTGTCGACCAGACGTCGATTGCGATGGGCCGATATCCCGTCGCCGGGACAACATTGTTGGCCGTCCTGATCGCCAGCGTTGACGGATCATTAAAATCATCTTGCTTGGAGGCATTACGATCAGTCGCATTATTGGCATGACGTATGCGCGTCGCGATATTATTTTGCGTTTCGGTGTCCGCCAGCGTTACCGGCACAGGATCATTGTAAAAGCTGTTATAACCGCCGCCCGCAACTGTGTTGCCCTCGACGATCAGGTCGGTCATCTCGGCGCTGCTGGTCTCGCCATAGGTCCACATATTGTCGCTGGTGGTGCTGACGCCGCCGGTCGTGCTGATACGCTCAAAGACATTGTTGAGCATGACAGTGCGGCGATGGCTGGGCAGCGTCGTTCCCGCCAGCGCGGCGGGGGCGGCGTTGACAATCCAGCCAGTGTAACGCAGCCCGCGGCCGTCGTTATAGGCCAGCATCACGTCTTCGAGCGCGCCAAGGTCGGTCGAGGTTTGCAATATGCCCCAGCCTTCGCCGGTATTCGACGCGGTGAAGCCGTCAACCAGCTTGGTAATCCAGGTGTTCTTGACGATGGTGATGCCGGTGGCGCGGCGGCTGTGCTGACTGGCGCGCAACAGGCCCACAAAGCGGTTGGCACCGCTAAGTTGCAGCCCATATTTCCAGAATTTCGACCGGGTAATCCACCAGCCTGCATAGCCCGCGACGGTCGTGCTGACCGAGATCGGCGTCGTCGTCAGGGCCTCGTCGCCTGTGCGGCCCCGGATTTCGATATTGTCGAGAAAGTTATAAGCCGTCGTGCTACCGTTCAACGCCGCACCGCCAGCAAGGATCGTCAGATTGCGCCAGCGGATACGTGGTGCGCGGGTGTTCGCTGTGCCGGTGGTCTGAGTGGCGAAGATGCAGTTATTGCGTGGGTCAGCGTCGGTGGGGTCGCCTTCGATAGTGACCGGGATTTCAAGGCCGGTCGTGGTGGAGCCGACTGCCGTCGTGCCAAGACCCGGATGGGTGCCCGCCGCCATAGTTATGGTGAGGCCGTCGATCGACTTGATGGCCGAGGCTTGGCCATTGGCAGCGGCTTGGGTGCGCAAGGTCAGCGATGCGGCCTGAATGGCGGTCATCACGT